CTACCTTGGCTTGGGCCTTTGAAGGTTTCTTGACCATGTCACTTACCCTTTTTCTTGCCCATGGCGATCATGATCATGAGGCCACCCTTCTTGGGGGGAACCTTGCCGCCACTCTTCATACCGGGTTTCTCAGAGAGTTTGCCGGTCTTTGTGTTCCTGACAATCTTTGAGAAATCTACCTTGCCACCCTTCTTCATGCCGGGAGGAGCCATGCCGGGAGGCGGGGCCATCTCGGGAGCTGGCATTGCACGGCCACGGGGTGCCGGGGTGGCCATCTCAGGGGGAGCGGCGCGGCCTGCGCCAGCCTGCATCATCTCGTCCACGGCCTTCGCGCGGGCGCGGTAGGCCAGTGTTTCTTTCTTTTTGTCCTTGGCTTTCATCATGACTTAACTCCTGAAAGGCGGTCCAGCTTTTCCTCAAGACGGTCGAACCGCTGCATGATCCGGTCGAGGTCATGGTGAAGATCATCTCTGGTGACGTAGGATCTTGCGATGTTTTCGCGGGTCTCAGCTATCGCCTTCCAAAGGTTGTTATGTACGGCCTCTGCCGTATCAACGCGCTTGTTAACGTAGGATAGGCCCCAGACGATGGGGCCTACCACTAGGGTCAGGATGACATTCCATATGATGTCAGCCCCGACGGTCATCAGTACAGCTTCCGCATGACGAGGATGATCGTGTAGGCATCACCCGAAGAGGCATCAAGCGTGGTGAACAGAATATTCCCTGTCTTCCCAGTGGTTGTGTTGTTGTCCAACCCACCAAACTCATCGAAGTTCATGGTCTGCATGACGTTCTGGGGGACCGTCAAGATGGTCCCGTTTGCTGTAGCTTCCCACAGCAAACGAACTTCCATGCCATGCGTCAGGCCGTAGATCTTGTCGATCTGCACCGCAGTGCAAGCCTTGCCTTGGTAAGTGGCAAGCGTGGTGACATCGACTTTTTTCACAGCAGATTCACCAGTGCCGTCTGAGGCATTGGTGAACTTCATGACCAGAACTTTATCCCCTTGGAAGAGGATCTGTGTGGCAACTGTGTCAGCCATCAGGGCCTCCTATTAGGGGCTGATAGCGCCCGGCTGAACGTAGCTGACGACCAGATAGCCTGTGCCCGTACCAGTGTTACCGGATGTCAACTTGATGCGGACGTCAGCGGTGCCTGCGCCGACGCTGTACCAGTTACCGATACGGGTCGCATCTGCGCCAGCAGTGGCCGTAATGATCCCAAGAGTGCCACCAGCAACCGCTGTAGCGGTAGTCAGGGCAGTAGCAGAAACCGTCGTGCCAAGGCCAAGGGTTGAAGCCACGCCGCTCCAGACGGCGGTGATGTAGAGTTTGATGTCGGTGATCGTGCTACCCGCAGGGAGGACGATGTTGGTCGTGTAGACGCCATCAGCGCCGGGACCAGCCTGCGTGACAGCCTCAGACTGCATGAGGACGACATTGCCGGTGTTGGCGACGTCCTGACCAAGCGTGGTGCCGGTCGTGAACTTGATGGGGCCAGCCTTGATAGGGCCGGAGAATGTTGAAGTTCCCATGATGATCTCCTGTCGTGGGTTGTCTGCCGTGGGGCAGTCAGGGACTATCTAACGCTACAATAAAAAGGGGGGAGGCACAAGGCCATCCCCCCTTAGTAAGCAAGACTCTGTACGCCTTACGCGCCGGGGGATCCGTACATCGCACGGGGATCCGACCAGCCGAAGCTGTAACGCTCACGAGCCTTATAGCGGGCGTTGCCGGTCTCGAAATCGCCTTCCATGGCGGTCTTGAGGGGCGCACGAACGAAGTGCTTCATGCCGTTGGGGGCGTCCGTCTTGATGAAGAACGCATCCGGATCGGTCAGGAAGTGGTTGACCGTGAAGCCCTGCGGCAGATAACCACCCGACTTCAACGCATTGATGTCGTTGTCGGAAGTGGAGACACGCTGCTCAGACTTCAGGATACGCTCCGCAGTAAACTGGAGAGCCGGAGGGATGATCAGCTTCATGCCGCGAAGGGCAATCTTCAGACCACGCTCGTCGATGAACGCCGCGATGTCGATCAGGGACTGCTCCAACGAGGTTTCGTTGAGATCAGCCGCAGTCGCCAGCGTGTTCGACCAGTTGCCGCCACCAGTGGTGGTGTGCGCAGTACTCAGAAGGCAGACACCGTCGCCGCCCAGATAGCTGGACGAGAAGGCGTTGTTGAGTACCGAAGCACCCTTCACCTGTTTGGTGTTGGACATCGAACGCGCCAGAGCGCGGGTATAGCGAGAGCTGAGTTTGTCGTAGAGGTTGTCCTCAACGGCTTCCTCAGTGATCGCAAACGCGAGAGCGATGGTCTCGTGCGTATAGCGGGCAGTGAAAGCTTCACCAGCCGTATCGTACGTGATTGCCGCGCCTTCGCCCTTCACAGGGGCCTGACCAAAGCCAGACAGCATGACCTCTTCCTCGAACGCGCGGTCCGAAGACTCGGTGTCGAAGATCTCAGCATGCTCGTTGTCGTACCGGTCGTACTCCATACCAAAGAGGGCGTTGAGGCCCGGCTCCAGTTCCTTAAGGAGTTGTGAACGAGTGATTGCCATTGTTCAAACTCCCTTTAGATACCCGCACCAGTACCGTTAGCATTATAACGGTAGAAGTGGTTGTTGAGGAGGACGACAGCCAGACGACCCGCCGCAGCCGCATCCGAATTGGCAGGAGTGTCCTCGAAGCCAAGAATACGGAGGTTCAGCGTGTTGGTTGTCGTAGCCGTCGAGACGGCGAGCTTGCCCGCAGACAGGCCCGAGGTTGTGCTGCCGGTTGTCGCGGTAGCAAAGTTAGCATTGGCGTGGACAAGGGCGTCCGCAGCCGCAGCATCGCAGTTGATCAGGAAGACCTGATCAGGGTTAGCCGAAACGATGCCCGTAGCGATGGAACTCGCATAGCAGGCAGCGGTGCCGGGGTAGTAGGGAGACCAACGGGGCTTGCCCGTCAGGTCGATATAGTTACAGCCGAGAAACGCGCCCAGAATGGGGACCGTACCGCCAGCAGCAGAGCCAACGATGTCGATCAGGCCGTTACCCAGCGGGATAACAGGGGAACCCTGATAGATCACGCTGGAAGAACCGGCAGTTGCCGCAGTCTGAATGTTGAACACAATGTCGCCATTGGTGTTCGCGCCGCTTCCAAGCATACGATACGGGCGAAGCCCGAACGAGGCATTGATATTTGCCATTGCTCAGATCCTTGTTGAAGGGAGTTACTCGGAGGAACGGTTGCCGCCGAAAGTAACCCGGGTTTGACGTTCAGGTTTGATGATAGGCATAGACGGGTGCTGTTCACGCAGGAGATCGTTGTCTACCGCCGCAAGCTGGTCCGCAGATTGGCGACGATAATATGCATTCCTTTGTGCTGCCGTCTCTAAAGGAAACCTCGCCAGAATCAGACCACCTACTCCAATCACGCCCGCATGGACGCCATCCTGAATAGTGGGGGCTACGAAATCTGGGTAGTCCTCGGCGCGAACTGGTTCGAAGCCTTCGCGTAGGCGGGCGGAAAAGTTCTTCCGGTCATCAAACCCGTTGATCTCTGCACGAATCCAACGGTGCGTGTACCCCTCAGGAGGGGGCGGTGCGTCCAAGGAGGACGGGGGCTTCCAAGGCTTTACACGAGAAGTCTTGTCGCGGGCAGTCTCAGCGCGGGGGGTGCGGTCCATAAGAATGTTCCTTAACCGTTAAGCTTTTGAGCATGCCTTGCATACTCTTCTAAACTAACTCCCAGCCTCTTTGCAATAGAGACCTGAGTTGGGGTGAGCTTCACTTGTCGCTTACCATCTGTACGAGGTGCGCCACGGGCTGAAGCAACAGGAGAAGTTGTGTTCCTACTGCCTTGAAACTTATGTGGAAATTCAGTTCTGACGCGACGGTCAATCTCCGCATAGTACTCATTGCTGGTGGGGTCGTAGCCCTCGACTTCCACAAGTTTTTTGTGGAAATGGAACGCTGCTTGGGTCATGACTTCGTCATGACCAAACCACTTGTTCCTCTCAGCCCAAGCCTCGGCCCGGGGGTCAGGCTGGACTTCGGGCTGCGGGGGGACGTACTGGGCGTCTGGCTGGCGGGGGTTGGCCTCCTCATGCTGACGCCGGGCCTTCTGGGTGCGAAGGCGCTCATTCTCGACAGCGAGATTGGCCATCATGCGCTGGGCTTCG